TATATAGACTTTAAAGGACTATAGAGTAAAGACATACAATGTATAACTTACTAAGTAACTGTTAGTAGGTTAACTTCTATGAAATGTCTTAGTGTCTATACAGATATTGTATCATTGGTTGTTCAACTGTCAATGATCCTCATCGTTTAAGTTGTAACAATTTGTAACAGACTCCACTTCCACTTGGTCTTCGGCATCCTCGAAAGGATCACTCACAGTATCTAACCCTTGTCCTCCCTTCGTAGGCAATCCCGGTATCTCCCTCAAGCATCCATCGCACAAGTCCAAGAATTCATTGGTTAATCCATGTCGCCTCACTGATTCATGGTCTTTTAAGTTCTTATCACAGATCACACAGTGCATTATTCACTCCTCTGGCTATGTAGCCCTTAGTTGATTGATTTAAAGCCCTTGTAGGCCCGATTAGAGGCCTCTATCGGCCTTCCTTGATGGTAGGATTAACTCAATTAGCCATCGAATCATAGTATCCTGCCAACATATAAGCTAAAAGTACTATCCCCAAGACAACCCAATGATTCTTAAACATTCTCAGCCTCGATTCGTACCATATCCTCAATGTCAAGGATTAGTTGATAGTCTACAATATCCTTCATGTCCGGAGGGTTATCGTCACGGTATCCTTCTAGATATAGGTCAGTACATCGAACGATCAAGGGCAATGATTCGATGGATTGAACCTCACACAGTCCGTAGAACTCACAGCCTCTTAACTTGTAAGTAAATTGTTTTAGTTTAATCATAGTGGTGCATCCTCATGGTTTGAAGGGTTAAATGGTGGACGTTTTTGTCCATTGTCCAAAGGGTTAGGAAAGATAGGGAAAGGCCATGTGTACCTCATTTTACCCTCACTAAAGTAAACAGATTAAGACATTCACCCTTGACCCACTTGTCAGGGACAATCTCCCCTGTCTCGGGGTCACAATAGGCCATCTCAGGGCCAAAGTTATTGCAATCATACCAATGCTGACAGATGGCCCGTTCAGTGGCGCTAAAGGCCACTATGCCAGAGGATCTGAATTGGACTTCGTATCTCATGGTTAACCCCTAGCATAGTGTATTGGACGCTCATATAACCCGTTAGAGTCACGATAAATCGAGACATAGTGTCCGTATCTTGTACCGTCTTGATAAGTCAATCCGATAGTTTGCCCATATGCAATAGGCGTATTAGGCCACATATGCACAATGTTTTCCGCTTCAAGCGCTTCGGATAGCGTTTTAAACCAGTTTTCACGATAAGCCATAGTGTACCCCTAGTCAATGTTATTTAATGCCTACAATGGACTTTAAAGCGGCTTTATGGGCCTTCGCGGTATCGCCCCGATAGCCGCTAGCGTTGCAAAGGAAATAGCTAACGACTGACCTTGCATCATCCTGATAAAACTTATCGTTAGGGCCTTCAAGTGAGTACATAGCTTCAAGGTACGGCTTTGCAGCGTAGTTGACATTCTTCCACTCACGGGAAATCTCACGGGCGATTGTGCTAATGGTTTTCATGATGTTACTTTCAATCATTGGTTAAACCCTACAAAATTGTAGGCCATAACGCACGGGTATTGTGCGCTACAGTCTAAAATCTTAATGCTTTAAGTAAGTCACATTGTTAAAGTCTTTATTCCAGCATTTACGACAATTTCCACACTTGTTATCGTTCTCAAAGGCCCTACAGGTAGCCTTATTGATATCGGTTGTAACTGTGCTCACATGTGCAAAATCAGGCCTTGTACCGTCTATCATAGCACCAGATACCCTCACAATTAGGTTACGCGGGAACGTACCAAAAGCCTCTAAATATTGGCTTATGAATTGCTTTTCCTTTGTAGGTAACCAGAATGCTACCGCAGGGCATTTATCAGCGACAGAGACAATATTTAACAGGTGTTGGAAGCTTTGCAAGTCTCCAGCATCATGCCAACGAAAATAACCTGTTTTGCTTGCCCGAATCTGTGTAACCATAGCCTCTACCCATTGTGGGTGATTGAGTGAAGAAGCCCTCTTAATGTGGGCTTTTTGGACACTAGGGTAACTGTAATTGGCTTTAAGAGCATAGCATCCACTACACACTGTGCCTTCAATCTTTGCAAGCTTTGCACCTGTTATGCACTGTTTAGCGCTGATACCGTATGACATACCCGGCATTTTAGAGGGTTTACCTAAACTACCTGCAATTTCCTTAGCGGCTTTGAGTGTCAGTTTTGATGTAAGGGTTATCAGTGCGACAGTGCACTGCAAAGGATTCTACTTGATACAGTAAAACCCTTCACAGTACAGGGTCATTAAAAGGACAGACCAGATATGCGGAAGCATTTGCCAGAGGGCAACTCCACATCAACAGTGCCGAAAGGATGAATTTTCAAGACCTTGGCGGCATACTGTTTGCCGTAGATGGTCACGTTAATGATTTCATTGATTTTCATGATATTAGACCCCTAGAGCAAGCAAGACACCCCAACCTGCAAAGACTGCAAGACAGAGAATGGTCACAATTATGTCTTCGATTTTGTTACGCATGATAATCCTTTTGAGTGAGTTGACCGATTGTAGGGAGAGACAAATAACAGACATCCATTTCAACCTCTTTAGAATCATAGTCAATATCTTGAAGGGTTGCAACAACCCCTGTCCCTTCCCTCCGCAGTGCCATTATCTCATAGACAGTGGCGTCCTGTGCCTCTGAATAGACAACCTGCATTCCAATATGTGATTTGTTGATTTTCATGATGTTTCCTTATGCTTTAGCGTATGAACGGAGGGTTTTGATATAACCCGCTTTATCAGTCTGTCTCTGAGTGTTGCCCTGCCAAGCGACTACAACAGTACCTGAGCGCTTAACACCCAGAAATCTACCCTTGTTAGACTTATCACCTGCATAGACCCATTGACCTGCTTGGGCGTGTTTAAGCAGGGAGACAGGGACAGCCCAAATATCGAATGCTTGTGTGAATTTCATGATGGTTTACTCCTGAATGGTTTTAAATGTGATGTTAACGGATGCATTTTTGCTATCTGATTCTACCGCATGAAGCCAATAGATTAATTCATCAAAAGCCCTGTCGAATTTAGTCGTATATAGACCAACGGGAAAGGCTTCGCCCTCTAGCGTTACCGTACCTGTTACATCATATGAATCAGGCTTTCCCTGTGGGTCTAAATATGTAATGAACGTGATTTCTTGCATGGTTTCCTCTGTGGTTGGTTGCTGATGCCTCTATTTTGACAGCCCTTGACCCTGTACCTGTCACATTTGCGACAGATACCCCACATAATTGTAACAAATTGTAACAGACTGTTGTATTTATGCTACAAGCTCAGCAAGGCCCTTTAAAGGCCCTACAAGGCCCTGTGACCTGTACCCTAGGCTAACCCCTTGGAAATAGTTGTCCACAGTGCTAGTGCTACTTGTCCACAATTTCAGGTCTTATATAAGACTGATAACCTGTGCATAACTCTGGCATGGACTTTGCAGTACTGTGGATAACTTTATAACCTGTGGATAACTTGATGTGTTAGATTGTGACTAACAAGTATACATTGTAACTTGTAAGTATACGTTGTAACTGACAAGTATACTTTGTAGGCAACTGCATCGCCTTACGCACACACTACCTATAGTGTACCTGACCAGTTCAGACACTACCTATAGTGTTTACAATGTGACTGTACAGTTCAGTAAGAGACTAGACTGTTCAGTCAGAGACTAGATTGTTAAGGGTAAAAATAAGACTAATTCGTTATGATTTATAACTATCTGCTTAAAGCGCTAAGTAGTTGACATATAAGGAATTAAGCTAAGATAGACAAATCTTAGTAGAAATGTCTATAATGGCGAACATTAGAGGTCTAGACTGGTAGGCTAAGATGTAACATATGAAATAAATTGTAACAAAATGAAGAAAAAGCTTGACAGATCCACATTTCCGTGGTATAATATACATAGAAGGTAAGTAAAGTAACTAAGAAGGTGATGGACTCTTAAGTTGCTAAGACGAATCTGCACAGTTGGATACAACGAATGTAGACGTACCTAGATGTCTAAGCTTAGAAGTTACATACTATAAGTTACTTACAACAAGTACTTATAATATTTAACTTAGTAAGTTCTTAACTTCTACGTTCCTTTAAAGTACTTTAAGCATAGTTGTTGTCTAAGACACTAAATGTTTTGTCTATAGCTAGATGGTTGTCTCCCTAAGAAAGGATAAAGACATATGGATGAAGAAGAAGAAACTAAACGCAAAGCTGGTAGACCAAAGAAGTCTGAGCTTAAAGAAATCAAAGAAAGTAGATCAGTAGGTCGTCCTAAAGGAGAGGCTGCTATCATCAATGAGTACAAGCTACGTATGCTTAACTCACCTAAGAGTGCTAAGGTCTTAGAAGCTATATACGATGCTGCACTTAACGATGAGCATAAGAACCAAGCTGCTGCATGGAAGCTGATTGTCGATAGGATTGTTCCTGTCTCAGCATTCGAGACTGCAAAGCAGGGTGGTGGTACTCCTCAGATTAGTATCAACATCACTGGCTTGAACCAACCTATTGTAAGCACCGATGAGGACATAATTGATGTCTAACGCTTCTGCTGAACTTAACTTTGCATTACTGAACTGGCAGCAAGAGGTCTTTAAAGACACTACCCGTTTCAAGGTAGTAGCTGCTGGTCGCCGCTGTGGTAAGTCTAGGCTGTCTGCTGTAACACTGCTTATAGAGGCTTTAAACTGTCCTGAAGGCTCTGCTGTGATGTACATAGCACCTACCCTTGGACAAGCTAGAACTATTATCTGGGACTTGTTACATGACCTCGGTAGGCCAGTCATCAAGTCCTCACACATTAACAACCTTGAGATTACTCTGGTTAATGGTCGAAAGATACTCGTCAGGGGCGCTGACAACCCGGACTCTCTGCGAGGAGTGTCTTTGGTTTATGTCGTGCTGGACGAGTGTGCTTTCATTAAGCAAGAGATCTGGGAGAAGGTTATCCGAGCTTCTCTGTCCGACAAGAAAGGTAGAGCATTGTTTATCTCTACTCCGTCTGGTCGTAACTGGTTCTACGATGTCTTTAAACTAGGCAAGGATGGATCTGACGAAGAGTGGAAGAGTTGGCACAAGACTACCGCTGATAACGAGACTATTGACCCTAAAGAGATTGAAGCAGCCAAGCGTACCTTGAGTAGCTTTGCCTTCAAACAGGAATACCTGTCTAGCTTCGATACAGCAGGATCTGATATCTTCAAAGAGGAATGGATCAAAAAAGGCCCAGAGCCTTCAGGTGGTTCATACATCATCGCTATTGACTTGGCAGGCTTTGAAGACATATCCGGTGGTTCCCAGAACAAGAAGAGATTAGACGAATCAGCCATTGCTGTCGTTAAGGTAACTGATTCAGGTGATTGGTGGGTAGACAAGATTGAGCATGGACGCTGGGATATTAAAGATACCTGTATGCGTATCCTTAAAGTTATCAAAGAGTACCAACCTTTGTCTATCGGTATTGAAAGAGGTACAGCTAAGAATGCTGCCTTGACCATCTTGCAAGACATGATGCGTCAGTACAATATCTATGCTCGACTCACGGGAATAAGAAGAAGACTGATCGTGTGATATGGGCCTTACAAGGGCGTATGGAGCACGGCAAAGTCACCCTCAACGAAGATGGTGATTGGACAGACTTTGAAGACCAGCTTTTACTATTTCCAACAAAAGGCGTACATGATGACTTAGTAGACGCTTTAGCGTATATTGAGCAGCTTTGTTTAAATTCTTTTGTACCTGATTACGAAGAAGACGATTTTGATGTTTATGATGTAACGGTGGGCTATTGATGAAATCTTGTCCTAAATGTAGAGAAATAAAAGATGAGTCTTGTTTTTACAAAGATGAATCAAAAGTAGATAGACTTTCTTCTTATTGTAAAGATTGCGCCAAAGAGAAACGAATGGCTCGGTACGAAGATAAAAAGGATGAAGAAAAGGAATCTTTTCGGAAACACTATCGAGCCAATAAAGAACAGTCACGGCGTTATAGCTTGAAGGCTCTTTATGGGCTTTCCCTTGAAGAATACAATGAGATGCGGGAAGAACAGATATGGATGACAACTTAGAAACAAGTCAGTATGACGAACCCACAGAGTCGGACAAGGAACTGACTGACTGGGTTGTCTCCCATACTGACAAGTGGCGCGACTACCGTGACCAAAACTATTTGACAGAATGGCAAGAGTATGAGCGTATCTTCCGTGGTCAATGGGCCGCTGAAGACAAGACTCGTGAATCAGAGCGTAGCCGTATCATCTCCCCTGCTACTCAGCAGGCTATCGAGACACGTCACGCTGAGATCATGGAAGCTATCTTTGGTCAAGGTGAGTGGTTTGATATTGAGGATGACATCAAGGACGTTAACGGTAACCCGCTGGACGTTGAGATGATCAAGAATCAGTTGATGGAAGACTTTAACCGTGACAAGATTAAGAAAGCTATTGACCAGATTGAATTGATGGCTGAGATCTACGGTACAGGTATTGGTGAGATTGCTGTTAAGACTGAGAAAGAGTACGCTCCTGCTACTCAGGCTATTCCCGGAGTAGTGGGTCAAGCTGCTATCGGTGTATCCGAAAAAGATCGTATCTCTGTTAAGTTAGTACCTGTTAATCCTAAGAACTTCCTGATTGATCCTAACGCTACTTCCTTAGATGATTCTATGGGATGTGCCGTTGAGAAGTT